GGCCGCGCCAACCGTTTGCACAGAGGTAAACTATGGTACGCAGTTACCTGATAGAGAGCCGCATCTGCTTCAAAGGCGATGGCGGTGGCGGCAGTGCTGCCGATGATGCGCGTGAGACAGCCACGCCGGCACAGACTGATGATCGAGGCCGTCCGCTTGCGCGTGGCACGACCAATGTGATCGACACAAGCCGTCAGATTTTGCCGCCCATCGGTGCCAGCCAAGAAGATGAAGATGTAAGCCAGATGCGAGAGCAGGCGATAGCTACTGTGTCAACGCTTCTAAACCCTAACGCTGACCCTGTGCAACAACAGATTTTGCGAGACAATGTTCGTTTTAAGCCCTCTGTCCTTGGCGACATTGATGACCCGCAAAACGATGTGAGGGATCGTGTCAGAGAAACCATAGCAATCAATCAAATACCTGTTGGAGCACAAGATGCCACCGGGTTAATAAATCGCGCAGTTGCAGAATCTTTGTCTCGTCCAAATCGCCCAGATCCGGTAACACCGACGATGGCACCCGGTCGGCGCTCTCCTATGAGCGGTTTTTTTGCAGATGCCTATGATGAGCTTTATGGCACGCCAGATCCCAACGACGCGCCAGTGACAGCGCCAGGCACCACGCTAAACGCGATCATTGGCGGTGGTTTTTTGGGCAATCTATTCAATGCGCCTGACCCAGCAGATTCTGCAGCTTTTGCGTTTGGTCAGCGTCAGCGGATGCAGCAAGACCCAACATTCGTGCCGGCGACCAGTAATGTCGCAATGACAGCCGGCGGTGGCGGCGGTGGCGGCGGTGGCGATGAGCGTGCAGCGCCACCAGCGGCACCGGCAGACCCTGCCGACCCAGGCACAACGACGCCAGAAGTGATTGACGATCTGGCAGCGAATTACTTGCTGAATCCGTTCTATCTCTACAGCGGCACAGGCAATCTGTATCAGCCGTATGGCTATGCCGGCGGCACTTTGGTTGATCTGTTACAAACACGCGGCATGACGCAGCCACAGCAGGCTGCGCCGACACTCAACATCTTTGGCAACCCAAGGGACTTTGCATGATGGAAGTCGATATGGAACGCGCTGATGAAGCCTACCAGGCTTTGTCAGAGCAAGAAAAAGAGATCATCCGCGAGGCGATGGATAGCCCACTTGCGGCTGTCCTGAATAAGATTTTTCCTGAGCTGATGCAGGCGATTGGCAGCATGAACAAGCCGCGCCGCAAGATGGATCAGGCGCAGCGTGACATGGCAGCAAGGATGCTCATGGGATGAGCAAGCAGACATTTGTGTTCAGGGACGGTCAGATCGTACCCAAGGCAAGCGTCGCTCCCAAGAGCGGCGTTTCCATTTTGAGCGACATCGAGCCTTATCAGAACATGAAAGATCGTGGCTGGATCACCAGCCGTTCCCAGCACCGCGAGTTTTTGCGGCGCAACAACTTTGTGGAGGTAGGCACTAGCCAAGACCATCTATTCAAATGACAGAACAAGAACTCCCGCTTGATAGCACTCCCGCTGAGGCCGCAGCCGATGCTGCCGCACCAGCCGAGCCAGCAAGGCCGGAAACAGTCGCTGAGACAGTTGCCAGGACTTTGCAAGAACTGAACGCAGATGCCGGCGACGACCAGGAAGATGGTCTGCCTGAGCCACCCGCGCCGACAAGCACAGAAGAAGCTGATGATGAGCCTGACGCTGAGCTTGAGGAAACAGACGAGGCAGAAGAAGAAGCGCCACAACTAGAAGCGCTGGAGCCAATGAACCATTGGCCTGCTGAGTTCAAAGATGATTTTGCTTCTATGGAGCCGGAAGCGCAGCACTTTATGATGCGGCGCTACAAGGAAATGGAAGCCGATTACACCAAGAAAACTCAAGGTGTGGCGGCTCTCCGCAAGCGCTCAGAAGCACTCGATGAAATTCTTGCGCCGCACCGCGATAAATTCGCAAGAGCGGGCATGGATGACGTTGCAGCGGTCAGGCAACTGATGGCTGCTAACGAATTTCTGCAGAAAGACCCTCAAAACGCTATTGCTTGGTTGGCCAACCAGTATGGCGTGGATATCGGGGCAGTCGGTAACGATGCCGCCCTAGAGGATGAGTATGCAGATCCGCAAGTGAAGGCGTTGCAGCAGCAAGTGGCTCAGCTCACCGGCTTCATCCAGAACCAACAGACACAACAACAGCAAAGCGTCCAGCAAAGCACGCAGTCTTTGATCGACCAATTTGCCGCTGAAACTGATGCAAACGGTAACCCAGCGTATCCGCATTTTGAAAAGGTGCGGTCTGTGATGGGTACGTTCATCAGCAACGGCAATGCTCCAGACCTGAAGTCAGCTTATGAAATGGCGGTTTACGCCGACCCTGAGCTGCGGAAGGCAGAGATGGACAATTACGCGCTGAAGAAGTCGCAGGACACGGTGAAAACAGATGCCGTGAAGAAAGCGAAAAAAGCGCAAAGGTCGAAAGTCAGAGGCAGTGCCGCACCAGCTCAACAAGCGCTTCCAGCGGGGATGTCTGTCCGTGACACCATTATGGCGTCGATCCGTCAACTTGAGAATGGAAGGTAGAACCTATGGCGACAAGCCCCAATCTCTCAGAGATCGTCACGACCACGCTTCGCAACCGGTCACGACAGCTCTCTGATAACGTAAGCAACCACAATGCGTTGCTGCGTCGTATGCGCGAGAATGGCAACCAGACATCCGTGACTGGCCGCGATATCGTGCGTGAACTTGAGTATGCTGCAAACGGAACTGTTCAGTTCTACAGCGGCTATGAAACCCTTGATGTCTCGCCGTCTGACGTTCTGACGGCTGCTGTATTTGATTACAAGCAGCTTGCCGGTAACGTCACCATCAGCGGCCTGGAGCAAGTCAAAAACTCCGGCACTGAGGCAATCATCAATCTGCTTGAGGCGCGTGTGAACGTCCTTGAGAAGTCGATGATGAACACGCTTTCGACTGCTATCTACTCCGATGGCACCGGCAGCGACGGCAAGGAAGTCGGTGGCCTTCAGCTCATCGTGGCTGATGCCGGCACCGGCACTGTGGGCGGGATTAACTCCTCAACCTACACCTTCTGGCAGAACGTGCAGACCACTGCTACGTCTAGCGCTTTCAGCACAGCAAACGTGCAAGCAGATATGAACAACATCTATCTGCAGCTTGTTCGCGGCGCTGACTCGCCTGACCTAGTTATGGCCGGCACCAACGCCTACAAGGCTTTCCTCGGAAGCCTGCAGGCCATCCAGCGCATCACTAGCGACGATCTGGCTAACTCTGGTTTCACCAGCGTCCAGTATCTGAACTCGGATGTTGTGTTTGATGACGCCTGTAACACCAACCGTATGTACTTCCTGAACACCGACTATCTGCGTCTGGAAGTGGCTGCGGGTCGTGATTTCGTGCCTGGTGAGGCGCGGATGTCTGTCAACCAAGATGCACTTGTAACGCCAATGTTCTGGAGCGGTAACATCACTTGCTCCAACCGTGCGCTGCAAGGCGTCATCCATACCTAGAGGAGACTGGTCATGGCTATTGCTTCAGTAATGGGGATTGACCCCACCGCAGTCGCTGACACGCCTGAGTTTCAGCTAGGTCAGCTTGGTGCCATCATCGACGACACCAACGGTACGCGGATCTTCAAGTATGTGCAGTATGACACTGGCGCTGGTTCGGTTGCAGCCGTATCCGGCAACGTGGCGTACTACTACACGCTTGATGGCTACAAGAACAACCAGGTGACTTCCGACCTCTCGGATTCCGTAGAGATCGGCGCTGGTGTTCTGCAGTCCGCACCGACAGATGGTCAGTATTGCTGGGTTCAGATCAAAGGGCCGGCAACGCTTAACACTGCCCTCACTGCAGGCGCAGACGGCGACCCGCTGACCCCGACTGGATCGTCGGACGGCACGCTCGATGTAGCGGCAGCAGTCACAGACAACATCTGTGCAATTGCTGGTGACATCAGCGACAAGGAAGTCATCTGCGATTTCCCAATGTAAATCTCCCTAGAGTGGGCGGCTACGGCCGCCCTCTCGCCCCTACATTTGGAGGACTAAATGGCCGCGAAAGGTATTTTTTTTGAGCGCGAGCTGAACGGTGATATGCGCGATTTCTGCCGCATCACTGTTCCTGGCGTCAGAGACATTTGGGAAGGGCCGGTTCGGCCTGAAGACTTGGCCCGCTTCCCTGAGCAATGGGCTGCGTATAAGGCCGGCAAGAAGAAGCCCAAGAAGAAGGGTGGCGGCTTGAGTGAACTGCCTGGCATGACTGAGCCTCGCCGCATTGAACTTGAACTGGCCGACATTGAAACCATCGAGGAGCTTGCTGAGGCTGAGGAGCCAAAGCTGCGCCAGATGGGTGAGCCTTATGTGCAGCTCAAGAAGATTGCTGAGCTGCAGATGCAAGCCAAGCCGAAACGCGCCGCCAAGAAAGCCGCGCCCAAGGTTGAGGAAGTAGCTGATGAGCCTGCTGACGATAGCGCAGACGGTAGCTGACTACACCGGATTTGAGCGCCCGACCACCGTTGTCGGCAACACAGATCCGATTGCACGTCAGCTCCTGGTCATAATCAACCGCGAGGGCAAGCAGCTCATGCGGGCCACCAATTGGCCTATATTGATGAAGGAGCATACCTTCAACACGGTCAACGGCACGCAATCCTATGACTTGCCTACCGACTTTGACCGTTTTGTCAGTGGCACGGCTTACAACCGTACCGACCTTGATCAGATGGTTGGCCCGATCACGCCACAACAGTTTCAGGCTGACCGCCACGGCACAGTGGACTCTGGTATCGTTGACCGCTTCCGTCTCAAGGCAAGCAGCAACGCATTGAAGTTTGACATTACGCCAACGCCCAGCGCTGCTGACAGCATCGGGTTTGAGTATGTGTCTAGTCACTTTAATCAGACCAGTGGTGGCACGTCGCAGGCTGCTTTTGCCGCTGATACCGATGTCGGGATTCTAGATGAAACCCTAATTGAAATGGGCGCTACATACCGCTTCAAGCAGGCTCATGGTCTGGCATACGATGAGGATTTCCGTCAGTACCAGCTAGAGTTGCGGCAGGCGATTAGCCGTTCTGGTGGTGCGCCAATCATCACGCTCGATGATGCGCGGCGGTACTTGGTCAGCCCTTATTCTTACAATCTGCCTGACAGCGGATATGGGGTCAGCAGCTAATGCTCCAGGCACTGCCAACAGCCTCTAGGTATCGCGTCAAAGCGGCATCTGTGCCGGCCCCTGTGGGTGGCCTGAACAGCCGGGACAGCATCGACGCCATGCCGCCGACTGACGCCATCGTGATGAGCAACTTTTTTCCGTCTGTTGAAAAGGTGACACTGCGTGACGGCTTTACTCAGTTCTGCACTGGCATCGGCACAGGCGATGTTG